GCTCCATCTGTTTCATCTCCCCATGATGTTCCCCATGAATTTCGCATTATATAATACCACCCTTTCTCATTTGAACCATATCCTACTAACACTACCGCATGATCTATTTCCGGACTTGAACCTCCACATCCATTATAATCAGTATACACTCCCGAATTATATAATTGAAACGACCTTGTATCCGCCTCTATCGCTATCGACACTGGTCCTACTGTCAATGCTGTCATCAATGCCTCATCTGAATAAGGTGTCACTTTCACATAGGACGATACTTTGGCATCCGCTACCGGTTTACATGTCTTTAAACAAGTTCCTGTATTACCAGTTCCACTCGTATAAGGATAATCTTTTTGAGTACATAATCCTCCATTATCTCTCGCATAATTCCAAAGAACATTATAATTTCCACCATTACATCCCATATTCGTATATCCATTCTTAAATGTTGTACACGACACACTCTCCTGTTCTGACAAATCATACAAAACACCAGTTTTTATCGCAACCATAGATTCCACGGTCGATGTACCCGAAAATGCCCAACATGAACCACATTGTTCCTGATCCTTTATCGGATTCACCACATTCTTTGTTCTCCAATCTATCGATTCCGGAAGAGCATTTAAATCTAATATCATATCCTGTTCCATAAATGGGACAGTTGAACCTCTCAAAAATGCTCCTGATTGAATATCCTCAGCATTCTGTTTGAATCGCATATAAGCACTAAATTCATCTTGATTCATACCAGAGAATTGATTGTGACCAAGTGTATATGACAAATTAGCACTATTCACAGTCTCAATATATTTATTATTATCAACCCAATTACTAAACATATGTGCTAAATGATTATCATCACGAACTTCGATTTTGAAATCACTTAGCCAATTTTCGAAACGATATAACAATGGATGTTCTAATGCGGACATAGAAACAACTGCACACAATGAAAGAATTTGAGAGAAGATAAATCTCATTTTATATCTTGTCGAGAGATATATTTTTATATATCTTGAGCAATCACCATTAGATTTTCTTGGTCACTTAATTTCATAAATAACAAGCATTCATCGAGTTTAATTTCATATACTTGTATAAAAGCTCTCTGCATGGTTCGCATTTGAACATTAATTCCATCATTTTTCATAAGCAATTTCAATACAACACCCATTTTTAAACGTGCATCCTCTTCATTATAACGATACATCCATCGAATAAAACGTTGTGCTACTAACAATTCAATATCTTCAACTGGTATATAACCTTTTAATTTTTGCGTATATTTTTCAATAGTTTCAGAATCTAAATGTCGTATTTCTTGTAATGCCTCTCTCACATCACATAATAAACTTGCAGTGGTTTTATTCTTCAAAAAATGAGGAACCTTTTCAAAATCAGCAGTTTCTAAGAGTTTTCCAATATCTATTTTATCAGTTTTATGTTCTCTTTTGATTTGTTCAATTACCTCTTGTATCGAATCTCTATTCATTTTAGTATAAGAATAATATTATTCTTTATTTTTATTATTCGCGGGTACAACGTTATAAAGGTTAGTTATGCCTACTTTATGGACATCAACAAAAAGAATTTGATGAACACTCGAAATAATTCATCTCTCACACATGCAATGCGATATTCCAGGTCATTCGCACCTGACGCAGTTCCTCCTGGAAGTTCTACCAGAAATGTTTCTTACAATGAATTACAAACCATATTAGGAAATCGTGAACTACCACCTGGACCGACTGGTTTTGATTTCAATCTATCTTCAAATGGCAATTTAAATTTAGCGGCATTAACTGCTATCAACATTGAGGCACCTTATATTAATTTTACAGGCATTGTAACTGGTGTTGGTGGAGGTGGCGGTGGTGTATCAATTGGACCCACTGGACCTGCGGGTGCAACTGGGGCAACGGGTGCAACCGGCGCGACTGGACACACTGGGGCTGCTGGCTCTCCTGGTGTTCCTGGAAATCCTGGTGATCCAGGACCCGTTGGCCCTATGGGACCTACTGGACCTGCTGGATATAGTGAAATCAATAATGTTATTTTTACAGGAACTTTTCAATGTGATAATTTTTATGCGGTTTCCAAAATGGCAATTGGAAAACCTCTATCGTCTTATCATTTAGACATCAGTGGAAACCTCAATGTGTCTGATTCAATTTCTATTGGTAATATTCCGATTACAAGTACATTCGCTACTATAACAACTACTAACTCAATACAATCTGATGTTTCCGGAATCAATGCGCGTTTAACAATCATTGATAACAGTTTTATCTCTCAAAACACATTGAACCAAACATTCGATTCAAGTATTAATACCTTATACACTACTTATGTACCAACACAGGTTCAAACTGCTATCAATAATATTACAAACGGTGCACCCGCGGCTCTTGACACGTTGAAAGAAATCGCAGACGCTATTGGAAGTGATGCCAGTTTTGCAACTCATACATTGAGTCGTATTGGAGTTCTCGATGGAAGCGTAAATACTGCTTATAGTCGTATTAGTGGTCTTGATAGTAGTGTCAATACTGCTTACAGCCGTATTGGAGTTCTCGATGGAAGTATGACAACGGTTACTGGTCGTGTTAATGTTCTCGATGGAAGTATGACAACAGTTACTGGTCGTGTTAATGTTCTCGATGGAAGTATGACAACGGTTACTGGTCGTGTTAATGTTCTCGATGGAAGTATGACAACGGTTACTGGTCGTGTTAATGTTCTCGATGGAAGTGTGAATACTGCTTATAGTCGTATTGGAGTTCTCGATGGAAGTGTGAATACTGCTTATAGTCGTATTGGAGTTCTCGATGGAAGTGTGAATACTGCTTATAGTCGTATTGGAGTTCTCGATGGAAGTATGACAACGGTTACTGGTCGTGTTAATGTTCTCGATGGAAGTGTAAATACTGCTTATAGTCGTATTGAAGTTCTCGATGGAAGTGTAAATACTGCTTATAGTCGTGTTGGAGTTCTAGACGGAAGTATGACAACAGTTACTGGTCGTGTTAATGTTCTCGATGGAAGTGTAAATACTGCTTATAGTCGTGTTGGAGTTCTAGACGGAAGTATGACAACAGTTACTGGTCGTGTTAATGTTCTCGATGGAAGTGTAAATACTGCTTATAGTCGTATTAGTGGACTTGATAGTAGTGTGAATACTACTTATAGTCGTATTGGTGTTCTCGATGGAAGTATGACAACGGTTACTGGTCGTGTTAATATACTTGATAGTAGTGTAAATACCGCATATAGTCGTATTAGTGGACTTGATAGTAGTGTAAATACTGCGTATAGTCGTATTAGTGGAATTGATAGTAGTGTAAATACTGCGTATAGTCGTATTGATGTTCTCGATGGAAGTGTGAATACTGCTTATAGTCGCGTTGATGTTCTCGATGGAAGCATGACAACGGTTACTGGTCGTGTTAATATACTTGATAGTAGCGTGAACACTGTTTATGGACGCGTCGATGGTCTTGATAGTAGTGTAAATACCGCTTATAGTCGTATTGGAGTTCTGGATAATAGTATGACAATTCAGTCTGGATTGAATACATTGTTTGATGGAAGTATTAATTATATATTATCATTGTCATCTGGAACGGTAGAGGGTCAAACAGCAATCAATCAAAAATTTGATACAAGTATTAATGATTTATATACTACATTTGTTCCAAATTCAATAAGTACCGCAGTGAATAATTTAATTAATAGTGCACCAGGAACATTAGATACTTTGGGAGAGATAGCAACAGCAATTCAAAATGATGCAAGTTTCGGAATTTATGTTACGAATCGTATTGGTGTGGTTGATACAAGTATAAATGCGCTTTATATAACTGGATTAACTACAGGAGGTATTTTGTCCGCATCGGGAAATATTATTGGATTATCGGATTTATCCCTGAATGGAAGAGCAAGCGTTCGAGATTTATCAGTGAATGGAAATATTGATATCAAAATGGATAATTCTGGGGGAAGTGTAGTTACGTTGTATGGAAAAATGAATCAATGGTTAGGTAGCTATAATATTCAATATGGAGGTAACAATTATATATTCGGTACACCAACTGGAGCAAGAAATGTAGGAATTGGATACAGTTCTTTAAAAAATATATTATCTGGAAGTGACAATGTCGCAGTTGGAACCCTATGCATGGATTTGACAAGTTCGACCGCAAATAATAATGCTGCGGTTGGAAGCAACGCATTGAGAGGTTCTGGTGGGTCTCTTGGAGATGGAAATTCAGCATTTGGATATTCGTCGTTGCTCAACACAACTGGTGCTTATAATTCGGCAATCGGTCAGTATTCTGGTCGATATTGCACATCAGGACAATATAATACATTTATAGGAACTAATGCTGGAATGGTTTCAGGACAAGGTACGTTGAATTATTTAACATGTATTGGTTCACAATCCGGTACAGCAGATTCATCAATAAACGGTAGCAATCGTATTATTTTAGGTTCTTCTACCGGCAATGAATCGGTTATTTTAGCGGGAAATGGAAAATTAATTACAAGAAATGGCCAAAACATTGATTTAAGTGGAACTCGTCTAGTTTCTGGTGATATTTCTTCGAACGGTGGTGTTTACGTTGCGAAAGATAGTTCTTTCAATGGAAAATTATTTGTTTCAGGAGATGTTTCTTTGAATAGCAATGTATCAATTGGAGGAAATACTTCAGTATTAGGAAATATATCATTTTCAAATCGCATTGTTGGCCTCTCCGATGCCTCAATAAATGGTGGATTATATGTTGCCAATGATAGTTCTTTGAATGGTAATATGATGGTTGCCGGAACGGCAACCGTTACAGGAAACTTGACAAGTTCGAGTTATCTAATTTCAACAAATCGCATTGTTGGTCTTTCCGACGCATCGATAAACGGTGGATTATACGTTGCCAATGATAGTTCTTTGAATGGTAATATGGCGGTTGCCGGAACGGCAACCGTTACAGGAAACTTGACAAGTTCGAGTTATCTAATTTCAACAAATCGCATTGTTGGTCTTTCCGACGCATCGATAAACGGTGGATTATATGTTGCCAATGATAGTTCGATGAATGGTAATATGACGGTTGCCGGAACGGCAACCGTTACAGGAAACTTGACAAGTTCGAGTTATCTAATTACAACAAATCGCATTATTGGCCTTTCCGATGCTTCGATAAACGGTGGATTATACGTTGCCAATGATAGTTCTTTGAATGGTAATATGGCGGTTGCCGGAACGGCAACCGTTACAGGAAACTTGACAAGTTCGAGTTATCTAATTTCAACAAATCGCATTGTTGGTCTTTCCGACGCATCGATAAACGGTGGATTATATGTTGCCAATGATAGTTCGATGAATGGTAATATGACGGTTGCCGGAACGGCAACCGTTACAGGAAACTTGACAAGTTCGAGTTATCTAATTACAACAAATCGCATTATTGGCCTTTCCGATGCTTCGATAAACGGTGGATTATACGTTGCCAATGATAGTTCTTTGAATGGTAATATGGCGGTTGCCGGAACGGCAACCGTTACAGGAAACTTGACAAGTTCGAGTTATCTAATTTCAACAAATCGCATTGTTGGCCTCTCCGACGCCTCAATAAACGGTGGATTATACGTTGCCAATGATAGTTCGATGAATGGTAATATGGCGGTTGCCGGAACGGCAACCGTTACAGGAAACTTGACAAGTTCGAGTTATGTAATTTCAACAAATCGCATTGTTGGTCTTTCCGACGCATCGATAAACGGTGGATTATACGTCGCCAATGATAGTTCTTTGAATGGTAATATGATGGTTGCCGGAACGGCAACCGTTACAGGAAACTTAACAAGTTCGAGTTATGTAATTTCAACAAATCGCATTGTTGGCCTCTCCGACGCATCGATAAACGGTGGATTATACGTCGCCAATGATAGTTCTTTGAATGGTAATATGATGGTTGCCGGAACGGCAACCGTTACAGGAAACTTGACCAGTTCGAGTTATCTAATTTCAACAAATCGCATTGTTGGCCTCTCCGACGCCTCAATAAACGGTGGATTATACGTTGCCAATGATAGTTCGATGAATGGTAATATGGCGGTTGCCGGAACGGCAACCGTTACAGGAAACTTGACAAGTTCGAGTTATGTAATTTCAACAAATCGCATTGTTGGTCTTTCCGACGCATCGATAAACGGTGGATTATACGTCGCCAATGATAGTTCTTTGAATGGTAAATTATTCGTGTTGGGAGATAGTTCAATGAATGGAAATTTAAAAGTGGGAGGAAATTTAATAGTTCCTTCAACAACCGGCAGCTCTTATATTGGAACTGGAACGATGAATGTGGGAATTAATCAAACTACTCCATCGTATGCTCTTGATGTTACAGGACAAATCAATGCAACATCGACAATTATTGGAAGAACGGATTTGTCTCTCAATAGTAGATTATTAGTGGGAGGTGATAGTTCGATGAATGGCAATGTGTTTGTTTCGGGAGATTTATCCGCAAACGGGAATTTGAAAGCGGGCGAAAATTTAATAGTGGGAGGAACCACAGGAACCTCTTATATTGGAACTGGAACGATGAATGTGGGAATTAATAAAACAAATCCAACAAGTGGATTGTCATTGGATGTTTCAGGACAGATTGGATTTACAAGTGTTGGAGAGACTATAGTTCCATTAACAGTAAATTCAAATGTGGCAACTGCTGATTATTCGCTTGGAAATATATTTTTTTATACAACAAGTTTATCTGCGGCAGGAACATTAAATATTATAAATATACCAGCAGTGGCAAATCGAAGTTATACAATTACTGTTATTTATTCAAATTCAAGCGCTGCAACAACAAATATATTTACAACATTCACGGTGAACGGTACTACTAATGTAACTACGAGTGGTTCAACTACAGTGACATCAAGTACAAAAATAGTCCAACAATTATATTTAATATACAGCGATCCCCCTGCGGCTACATCAAATACTCAACAACCGTTATTGGCGATTTCATCGGTAACTGGTTTCTAATTTAAATCGCAATTTTATTATGGTTTTTATAACTGTAATAAAATAAGTTCGAAATCAATAATCTGTCCACCAAATGCCAACGTAACCAGTTCCTCCGGACCCACCATTGCTTTGGTCAGAATCTCCTCCGGACCCACCACCACCGGAATTCGCAACGCCTGATTTTACTTTTGTTACTGAAGTTCCAGTAATGGATGTTGATAAATACCAAAATGGAGTAAATCCGCCATTGCTATTTCCTAATGTTCCTGTACCTGCTCCACCTCCTCCTCGGCCACCAGTTTTTAATGCCGTTTGAGTATCCCGAGCGCCTCCACTTCCACCACCTCCAAAATAAATATTTGTTGTTCCATCAAGGGTGGTACCTCCTAGGATATTGTTATAATTCGTACCGATTCCACCGTCAGAAGAATTAGTACTAGGGTCTGCGCCACCGGTTCCGCCATTTCCTCCTCCGCTCTGACCGGTACCCCCTGACCCGCCAATATTAACACCACCTTTTAAACCTCCTGCGCCGCCATTTGCGGTGACTAAAACTCCAATAGACGATGAATTGCCTTGATTTCCATTAGTGTTCGTAGTGGTAGTGCCTCCAACACCTCCGGTACCTCCAGTTCCAATAGTAACAGTATATGTTCCGGGAGAAAGTGTAAGTGTTGTTAAAGTAGATGAACCGCCCGCTCCACCACCACCTGCCCCAGAACCGCTTCCACCGCCGCCGCCACCACCACCGCCAACAACTAAACAATTCACAGACACTGAGCCACCCGCTACAGTAATTGTTCCATTCGCAAAGAAATCGATTATGTTATAAATATAACCACTATATGTTTTTCTTGTACTACTAAAATTTGAACTAGTTGCAAATATGCGTGGTTTTCCAAGTCTAGAAAATCCGGAGAATCCAGAAACTAAACTGAGTGACATTAAATATAATAGTAAATTATTTTTTATTTGGGAACAATTAAATACACACCACCATTTCCACCATTGGCACGAGTATTATTGGCACTACCACCTCCACCACCACCAGGGACTGAACCGGCGAATGGTGTTGACACACCAAGTGATTTACCGCCTCCAACACCTCCTCCAAATGTATTATTTCCAACTTGATAGGTAGAAGCAGTGTAATTATAAATTTCGGCAACTTCAGCATCCGTTAAAACCCGATTATAAATTCTGAAATCGTCAACATAACACGATAAATAACCAGCATTATTGCCGGTTGCTCTTCCTATATTATTACAATTAAAACCACCAGACGTATTATTAAATGTTGTAGATAGATATGCATTGCCAGTTTTTGTATTTTTATTGTTATTCAGATATATATTCCATGTACTAGTTAAACTTCCACTATTAGCATAACTTAATGTCCATACAAAATGATACCATATGTTATTTTGATAAGCATTTCCATTATTTCCGGTGTTTCCGTCTACTGGTAATGTGGGAACGTAAGTATATTGTGTACTTCCAACATACAATAATGCCCCTCCTTTTGGACAAAATGTGATCTCATTACTAGCAGCAGTGCCATTGTTAGAAAAACTAAACAAACGAAGGAACGATGAAGTGTTAGCATCTGCTTTAAACCAACATGATATAGAAAATCCACCAGAACTAGGAGTTGTGTATCCCCCACCATTAAAAAATATTGATGCATATTGGAAATTTGCTGATAACAATCGTAATGATTTTGTTCCTACTTTACAATCTGCGTTAGTAATTGTTCCAGTTCCAGTTGTCCCCAAACATGTTGCGTATGAAACACCATCATCCGCATAAGTAATATTTCCGAAACTCGTATCGAATCGAAATCGATAATCAGCCGCAAGATTTTCAATATATACATTTGAACCGTTTCCTCCGCCAGACATATAAAAAGTGGTTCCGTCGACGTCCAACGTGTATCCAGTTGTTACAAGTGTACCAGAACCTGCCGTAGTTGAACCATTGCCTCCTGCGCTTGGACTACCACTTTCTGTAATTCCTGTAAAACCGGTTAGACCAAGACTCGATGTTCCAGCGGTTCCACCAGTTAACTGATTGCTTGAACTAGTTGAATCTACACTGCCTCCTGCGCTAGCAGACACATTTAATGTACTGCCGACAATTGTAGTTGGTGTACTAGTTGCGACTGAATTTCCAGTTCCACTTAAAACAGTAGACCCAATAGTAATATTATAAGTAGTATCTCCAGATTGTGTATAAGAACCGCTCACAATTCCACCACCTCCTCCACCACCATAAAAATAAGATGCATCAGTTCGACCACCACCAGCACCGCCAGGTCCCACGGCGACATAATAAAATGTGCGGGGACCGGTTAAATCAAATTTTATAGAATTTCTTACATAATATATGTTATAATTTGTAGTATTACTAGAAATGTAATAATTACCGTTTTGTATATTGAAGATTACTATTCCTGACCCTCCGTTTCCGGCAGAGCGTCCGGACACTACTGTTCCGCCTGCACCACCCCCACCACCTGAATTTAAATAACCATCCTGCCAGTTAGTTGAGTTCGATGCGTTTCCACCTCCACCCAATCCACCAGTACCTACTGACCCACTACCACTACCACCACCACCTCCTGCGTAATAAGTTGAAGAACCTGTTATGCTATTGGTTATGCCGATACCACCGTTTCCACCACTTGTACCATCAGAACCTTGTGCTCCAGCACCACCACCACCACCGCCTGCGGTTGAACTGCCTTTTCCGCCATTGTATCCCTGTCCAGATGTTCCAGTTCCACCCGAAGTAGTATCATATTGGCCACCGCCACCACCAGAACCACCATTTCCAACGGTAGTTCCTTGTGAAAACCACATCGACGCACCGCTTCCAGCGCCACCTCCGATTGCAACATTCGAACCAAAAATGCTATGCCCACCATTTAGCGCAGAAGAACTAATATCATTAAGTGATAATTGTCCGTTTCCGCCATTTCCAACAGCAATGTTATAAGTTCCTGCGGTAAGTGAGTATGTATTATAAATTACACCCCCGCCACCGCCACCACCGGCTATAGAACCACCACCACCACCACCGCCGCCAACAATTAAGGCTTGTACAGTTGCAGAATTCGATAATGTAAAAGACATACATCCACTAGTGACAGAAATTGCATTATTTGCCAATATAGAATAATTTTTAGGAGGCGTATATCCTTCACACCATAAATTATATAAATCAGTAATAGTTGACGATTTTCTATAATATCTGAAATTATCAATGTATCCAGCCCATGCAGAATTTGTTGTACTAGTTGCACAACCAATACATAATGTGGTTAAATTTACTGCACTTAAATTAGCACTAGTTGTTGGTGATGGATTGTTATATTGAACACCATTGACTAAAACCGAAAAATATCCAGTTGGTTCAATTGTAAACGCAATATGACTCCATGCGTTTAACGCAATAATTCCAGTACCAAGAGTAATTATATTATTCATAGTAATTGGTCGAGAATTTGTGCGCTGTCCATATTGTGCACGCCAATTCATAGTTGCCACAGACGTACCAACTCCATATATTCCGAAGGCAGTCGCATTTGGTGATGTACCTGGCAACGCACCACCATTTGAGATTATTACATTATTTGAACTTGCAATATTTAATGAAGTTGGATATATCCAAATAGAAAATGTATGACCATTAAATGGTGTATAATAACCAACATAATTTGTAGTATATAACCTAGACGACGTTGATATTAATAACGACGATGTCCCGCTAATTTTTTGAATCGATGACAATGAAACTGCTGTAGGAGACCAAGTAAATCCAGGACTACCTGTATCAGTTGTTGTCGACGTATTAAAAAGCAATTCACTCGATAATCCAACAGTTGGCACCGTTACATTCCAAGACCCAAGAGTCAGTCCAACTCCAGTCGGTAATAAGCCTCCACCGCCTCCACCAGCCCCCAAATAAAAAATTCCATATTTCGACAAACTTGACATCAAACTGAGTGACATCTTTCTCTTCTATGAATATCTAATAGACTATTATATTTATTAGATATCGATTGCAGCGCGATTATACACAATTTCCATAACACTTGCCCATATAATAATAACTATCCTTATTCGTTATTAATGGATCGCCATAATTCGATTTCATGGTCGGTCCTTTTTCATCTCCCGCAACACATTTGCTTCCTCCTAAAAGCACACAACATGACATCGAACCACATGCGTTGACATCCGTTTTTTGACACATTTCTTCTATTTTGGCTTTGTTTCCGGCATGATAACTACAAAAACCACCTCTCATTTTTGCCGAATCATACACTGGTGATGTCGTTGACATCCCGGTCAATTTACTCATATATACGCTGTCTTCATAAGTCGGTACATATGATGGTCCACCATATTCATAATCACCCGGTGTGTAATAAATCGCAGTATCGCTTATCGGTGCTATCGGCATTGGAACTGCATTTCCATCTCTATCATACACATAATAAACTCCTAAATTACCACTAAAATCGGGTGTTGCGGCAGTATCAGTTCCGGCATCCGACATTAGATTCGCATTCGCACGATAATCAGTAGTTACATCATCTGGATTATATGTGGTCGCGTTTTTCAAAGCATCATCATTCGGGCCTTTGTCTGGACTTGTATCACTTGGGGTGGCACCTTGACCATAAGACGCTGTGTTCGTAATAGGGCTTATGCCAGTAGTCGACCCTGAGTCGGCTTTATAACCATAAGGAACCCGTGCTACCAATGCATTGCCATTACCATCGACTAATAAAGTCCCATCATTATTTTTAGGCCGATAATAACCGTAAGGTATCGTACCATCGGATGATTTCGACGATAATAAATACGTTCGTCCGTCGAATCCTTCACGATACCGGTCAGCACCCCAAAAAAAATAACCAATCGCAACAATGGCTAAAAATCCAATCAATATCATAGCAATTACAGAATTTGTGTTTTTAAAAAATCGTTCAGTATTCAAATTCCATTTCATAATTCCAAAAGAAATAAGTTATAATCTCTCGAGACACAATTATAAACCTTATACCAATTATTATTTCGTCGGTTTTATTTGAAAGAAACTGGTCAATGGTTGTAATCCATTTCTTTTATTCATAATCTCAGTCAAATATTTATCAAATAATAGCGTTTTTACTTTCGCCATACAATATTTTTCCTTCTGTTTATTGAATAATTCCAAATCATTGCCATATTCTTTCTTTAATTGTTCCATATCTTTCTTAAACGTCTTGATTACTGCTAATTTCCCTTGTGTTTTCAATATATCTTCCAATGCTAAGCCTAAGAATTGACAAATCGGTTTCATCAATTGATTCGTAATATAAAACGTATAATCAATATTGAGTTGATTCGCCACAATATACTCGGGTGTTTCTATTTTATCACCTTGTAATGCGCGTTTATTCGCGGTTTCAATATGTAAGAATTTCATTCGGTCTCCCGGTTTCGGTTTATTTCCAGGGTCGCGTTTTCCAATTCTCTCCGCTAATACATAGTGTGCTATTTGTTTCGGATTCTTATAATAACCACGTAATGCTTTCGTAATCGCCAATTTATCCATTGGAACTTGACTTTTCGTAAGTGCTGTCAATGCTGATTTTAAACTCTCGAGTCCCGCATCAAGATTTCCACCTTTCATTAGTTTCACAATAATTCCACCGAAAACATCTTTCAAATAATCGCAACTGTCGCGTCGTTTTAATGAAAGTCCCATGTATTTCAATTTGCATTTATTCGGGTCTTCTTCATATAACATTCCCACATATCGTTTCTTAGAAATAAGAGCAAATGGCATCAATGTTTTCTCATATGCCAAATTCATCGGTGGTTTTAAGAATTGCGAAGCATATCCCGCCGCCTCTTGTGCCAATTCAATAGTAATTTCGAGAGCGTCTTTTCCCACGATTTTCTCTCCAGTTTCACAGTTTGTCAAGTTGAAAATGAAGAATACGGAATCTGTGTTATGGACAATCATATTGCCAACACCTGCTGCGAAATGATGATTTTCAGTGGTTAAATCATATACATATTCATGGTATTCTGGGAGGATTTCAATTCGTTTCACACAATTATCCATTCCACATGAAAAGACGGTATTGTTGCGGCACATTGAATTTTTCGAATAATCATATACATTTCGATATACTTTTGCCATATATTTATATTCAGGTTTATCCGATTTATCAAGAATTATATAATTATCCGCGGTTTTTGCTCTCCAATAATATTCCGCGGCTTCGAGTTGTGTTTTAAAATAAACCGTCAGATTCTCCCGATAATTAACGTTTTCTAATCCACTGAATGGCAAAGGATGATGAAGGAGTTCAGTACCAATTCCAATATTTTTCGGTGATATTTCTTGTCCATTTTTCAACAGCAAACTATGGTCATCAGTGACATCAACGATTCCTTGATTGGTATAAATTCTCATCATTTTCTTTTCTGGTGCTAACACATGACGTATAACGCGATGAACACGGGTCCAGCCACGTTCAGTCCAAGTCAATACTCCTGTTGGAAGTTCACAATATTGTTTCGTTTGTTTTCCTGGTTCTTCACATGTGTGCCATTTTCCATTTCCCCATAATTGCGCCAATTCTTCCGGCGTCGTAATTCTGAAAATACCATTAATAGATACATATAAAGGTGTATAATGGGCGACACTATCACCATAAACATATTCGGCATTTGTCATAACTAGACCGTGATTTTTGGTTTGACACGCACGTGATTTATAAATATCTTCAATAATACTTCGAGCGTAAATAATCATCATACGTCCACTTGCGGTAGTAGAAGCGGCGACATCTTTTTCATAAAAAGCGGATGTACGTGCTCCACATTGTCCATAGAGAGAATTGGCGGTAACTTTATAGGCGAGTTGTCGTTTATCCAAAATATTTGCCATAAAAGGATCTTTTTCTTTTTCTGATTTTTTCTTGGTATCTTTGCGTGCTTTTAATAATTCCATAAGAATAGAAGGCAAAACGGATTTTTCACCATTTGGCAATTGAGCCCATCGACAAACACGTTTTCCTACTTTTGTTTTCTTGGCTTTGGCACGTGGATTTGCGGGATTTCGGCGCCATTCAAAAGTGTCGAATTCGATTTCTACATATTCGTATCCTGGCAAATTATCATATTTGAAAACGCCTTTTGCATCCCGTTCGCCTTCGATTTTGATAAGAGAATAACCATCAGTTTCAGGGTCCCATCGATATTCTTTTGCCCATACTTTACTACTATGACAATAATTTTGACTAATCATATTGGAGGGATAGAGAGATGAATAATCAACACATGCGACAGGTTCATCGAAATAAATCTTGGTTTTTGGAGGCAACACAATGGCACCTTCATAACCTCCATCTTCGCCCGACTTATCCAAGTCGGGCATTAAATAACCTTTTTCCATACATTTTTTCGCCACATAACTTTGTAATTTCACACCTTGTCCTCGGAAAACAAGGAAACTAACAGGTACACTACATAAATTCGACATTTCTACGAAACCAGTGACAACATCGACTTTGCGCATTAAATGTTGAACTAAATTACAATCCTGAATACAATATTTCGCGACGATGGCACGGTCACTGGAAGAGCCATTACTCAACCGGAAAATATCATGATGGTCAATATCATCTTTGGCCATGCCCCAACGTATTTTCTTGGTTCTATCAATGACTTTTGCGTGATGTCCCAAAATAACAACCACGTTTTTCTTATTTTTCACCATTTCGCCTTTTTTGTTTTTTTCTTCGATTTCTTTTTCATAAATATCGATAACATTGAATTTCTTGCCATCTTGATAATAATCACAAGTGAAAACGGTTTCTTCAATACGAATATAATCACCGACATGCAATCCAACAATATTTTTAGTATATAGTTCAGTAGATTGTCCATAAAATTCATGCTCTATGTCTATAAGGTCCGAAACATCGTCACTAATATTTTCAGCGGCGACATCGTCGAGTTTATAAGATGCCAAATTAAATTCGCGTCGGAAATAAGCATATAAATCAATTTGAATTCGCCCGGGCATCGCAATATATCGTAAACTATATTCTCCACTTGCCAATACAATCTTATGAGTTTCAATGTCCATTAGTTGTCCACCTCTTTTCATTTTTTTCGTATAATGGTCGAGTTCATCTTGTCGGTTTAATCTCGATAAATGTAGAAATTGGACAAGACAATCATTTTCGATTGCGCGACGATATAAGAATTCGTAATCAAAACCAAATATGTTATATCCGATAATAATATCTGGATTTTCTCTTTGGATTAATTGTTGCCATTGAAGAAGAACATCGACTTCTGTTTTCGCAGTAATGATTTCGCTTCCCGATATCGCATCACAATTATTTAAAACAATACAAGTATTCAAATATGGTTCTGTCTCTCCATAACGCATAAAAGTGGACCCGATCATGGTTACTATATCACCTTCTAATGGAGGGAAAATAGCATCCAATACTTCAGTCAAATATGTGATTTTATCATCGCGACTATAATCATCATCATTGGCGCATAATATGTCGGCAATTTTAGTTGTTTTTTTGATTGATTTAGTAGAGATGGGTTTTGAAAAACGGTTTGTGAAATTCTCTTCACCATCATTTTCTCCTTCACCATCATTTTCTCCTTCACCTTCACCTTCTTCACCTTCTCCTTCTTCACCTTCACTTTCTTCTTCACAATCAATGTCTTCACCGTCATTTTCTTCAATCTCATTGTCTAATTGTGAATCGTTGTTGATAGATAATCGAGTTTCTAGAAAAGCCTGAATGGTTTGATGTTTTACTTGAACTTCATTTTCTTCTGTTTTTAATGTTTGAATACTATATTTTAAACATCGTTGTATTTGTTTTTGTATGAATCCATGTTCACAGAATTCTGCGAATTGTTTTTTAGGATAAACAACATCAATATCGGCACATGTTTCTGCGTTTAGTGAGTGTGGAAGGGAAAACAAACGATAAATCATATTGGAAAATAAAGGTGCAAATGTGGCGGGGTTTTCTTGAATAGTTCCTAGTTTTTTCAATGAATCCACGATTTGCATGGCTGGTTTTTTATAATTCTTTTGTGCGAGAGGAAAATCACCATGACTACTACTGGCTTCAATATCAAAACTACAAATTTTAAAAGGAACAATGGCTTCTTTTTCTGGCATAGGAATGACTTGTGTTTTCGAAACAATATATTCAAACGTACATGAAGTGGATTTCACAGGAGATTCGACAACAGAAGAATGAAGTTTAATCCAACCAGTTGGAGAGATATTTTGAATATGAAAATATCGGAGTAACGGAGAGATTTTACTTTCATAGATTTCAGTATTTGGCCAAACAGGATTACCAATTTTGTCCATACGACGTTTATCGCCCTCTCCCGTATACCATAAATTACGTACTTTATTATATACAATTGTATTCTTAAACGTGATTCTTACAAATTGGTCCGTATCATTTGCTGTGAAACCATAGAGACGTTTTTTATCAATTAGGATAGCATCAATAATAGAATCATCATAATAAGATTTCCCGTTTTTCATTGGTTTTCCACCATTGAGTGCTTGTTTTATGTTATATACGAAACGATTGAGATGACTGCGATTGAAAGAATTTGAAACATGAACAAAGAAATAAGGTTGAAAATCATTGACAAAAATACAACAAGATTCTCCTTTCTCATTAATTCCAAACATTTGGATAACAAATCGTTTTGTATCTTTTGATTGTTTTCTGTTCTCGGTTTCATCCTCTTCTGCGACAGGTGCTACATCTTCATCAAATATACGATAATCAAACAATCGAAACGATTTTACAATACGTTTCGGTTTAGCAATACGGATGGTTTCCATATTTTGAATTGTATTATAAAATGTGTTTGTATTCTTTCTAAAAACATAAAACTCAGATGCCATCAATTTTGTAAAAAATCCTATTTAATTTTGTAAAAAATTGAATAAAAAATGGACCAATGATTGAAAGTACTATAACGGTGGAGAATGAAGTGTATTGCTATTGATAGAACTCGCGCGAATTGTCGTAATTATGGGATTAACGACACACAATTTTGTAAATTACACCAATATATGTGTGATTATACGCCAGAAATGATGAATAATTTATCAATTTGTTCTGGATGTAAAAAATGTTATTATTTGTCAGATGGTAGAAAAACATGTGATACATGTGGTCAACGTGGTAAAAAAACAAGAGATGAAAATCTGAAAGAAGTTGTAAAATGTGAACATGACGGATGTAAATTCAAACGGTCTGAGTTAAATCGATATTGTTTGAAACATCAATTGGATGTATTTTTGGACGAAGTGAGAGATTCTGGAAAGAAGGCGTGTAAGAATGCGATTCGTGGTTGTCGAGAGATTATGGAACTGGATGATGAATTTGTACGTTGTTTAAGTTGTCGAATGAAAGAGCGTGAAACTGACAATGCGCGTCGTTCGAAAGTTGCCGAAAACTATAATGAAATTACGTATACGATTGAAGATGGTGTTGAGATTGCGTTGAAAACTTGTACAGTATGTTTGAAAGATAAGAAAAAAGACCAATTTATTCCGGAAAGGGGTGATGTTGATAAATTTACAAAAACGTGTCAAGATTGTAGAAATCAACAAAAAATATTAGATAGTCGAAGATATGTTGAACATCGCAATGAAGTTGCCCTTAAAAATGAAGCAAAACCGGAACGAAAGGCTGTAAAAAAAGAATGGGCAGAAAACAATTATGAAAAAGTGGTATTGAAGCATTTGAACTATCGAGGTCGCCAGATAGGAGAAAAACAAGAAGAATATTTGGAAAGAAATGCTGAAAATATGAAACAATGGAGAGAACGAAATCAGGAAAAGGTTGCTGAAATAAATAATAAAAAGTTAAATTCGATTGACGCTAACTATAAAAATTTGCGAACGACTGCTCCTCAACGTGGACATTCATGTGAATTAACCCTAGAAGAATATTCTGAATTAGTTACATCACCATGTTATTATTGTGGTGAAACTGAAACACATAAAACAATTTGTGGAATTGACCGATTGGATTCAAATGCTGGATACGTATCTGGAAACTGTGTGAGTTGTTGTAAAATGTGTAACTTAATGAAAGGTGCTTTACATAAAAATACATTCTTAATGCGAATTGAACATATACTTACTCATATTGACTTTATTTGTGGAAAACGTCATCCACATTTATTCGCAGACCATATTGGTAGTAGCATAGAAAATTCACGCCGAAGTGCTTTCAAGCGCGGATACGTATTTGAATTAACTGAAGACCAATATTACAATATTATAAGTGAAAAATGTTATATGTGTGGAAAAGAAAATACACATCATCACATCAATGGAATTGATAGGTATGACCCAACTATAGGATACGTATATGATAATTGTCGACCTTGCTGTTTTGAATGTAATACAATGAAACGTGACAATGATTATGACGATATGATAACTAAATTTGTAAAAATATATAATAACTTTAATACATACATTGATTCTTTATCAGAAGAAGTTCCACAACATGGAATCAATACTATCCGAAAAAATAATCAAAAGAAATCAAGAGAAGATATTCGCGAAGAAAGTCGAATCAAAAAACAAATCCAACGTCAACGTCAACGTGAAAAATATGGCGATGAAGAATTTCGACGTATGAAAGCCGCTGAAATGGCTGAACAAAGACGTAAACGTAAAGAAAAAGAAACACAATCAAAAATAGACAATGATGACGATAATAAATAATAATTTTGTTTGAATTTGATATTTATTTTATTTTTTATAATAAAACAAATTTACAGAATCGCAAAAATGTATAAAAACAATTTATTTATCCATACATTCAATAGAACACGTTGTATGTAGGTCCCTTACGAACTATACGCCACGCCCGCCATGCCTGCCATGACTCTGAAAACATTATAATTTCTGGTGTAAACACGGACTTTGGCAGTGTTAACGGAGGCAACAGTGTTGGAGGAAAGGACAAGTTGGAGAGTAGCATTGTCAATTCTGGAGAAGTTGCAGGTTCCCGAAGGTTGGTGTTCCTCAGGTTTCAAGGCGAAGGAGTACACGTTAATACCGGTATCGGGATGGCGAGTGTGGTGCTGCCAAGGCTGGACAACATCGAAGTAAGAACCTTCACGCTCGGAGATACGGTCCTGACCATTGAGTTGGAGTTTGGCAGTGACAACAGGGTTCTCGCCCCAGCAGTGCATGTCGAGAGCAGTCTCAGCAAGAACGAAAGTACCAGCATCAGAGACAGTGGAACCGTTTACAGCATCAGTTCCGTTGACATCAAAAGCAGTCATGTTGGTCCAATCAGCATTAGCCTGATTACCGCCAGCAACAGAAGCGTTCAAAGCACCAGGCATCTGGAAAACATTGCTATTGGTGACAAAAGCCTGGGCACCAGAGGTCTCAGCCGAGGAACCGAAAGCATGGATGGCGTTGGGGAGCACATCGAGAGCATCGGTATAGTTGAAGGGCTGAGCACCAAGGAGTTTGTAAAGGTCGGTACCTCCGGTGAGAGAAGCGCAATAGTCGACGTTGGCATCAGGTTGGACAACCCAGATGAGCTCTTTGCAGGGATGGTTGAAGTTGAGTTTGATTTTGTTGGAAGAGGAACCAACGGACTCATCACCAGTGAACTGGAGTTGCTCAATGAGATACTCGTGAGGGTTCTGAGCCATTTTTCTGCGCTCATCAGTGTCAAGGAAAATGAAATCGACATAGAGAGAAGCAGCAACAAGAGACGCCTGGTAAGCGCTGGTAACGCTAACAGTTCCAGTGGTTTCACTCATGGAGCCAACAGCCCAGAGGCACTCACCAATAGGACGGAAATCAATGTTGATTTTAACTTCGTGATACTGTACTTCACGATACCCCACCTTTCGGTGTATTTATCGGCATTCAAAAACCAATCAACTAGATTATTTGAACTTAGCCGGGGAATAGACTATATCTTAAGCCATCATTAGTGTTAGTTAGACACTTCAGACCCACTTCCATTTAGTCGTTGAACCTTCCTCATATCCTTACTATAACGGGGTTAGAGGCTTGGCTGCGGATTATCGATTTCAAACACTTTCGTGTTTTCATACATGGGATTATTACCATACCTGAGTTTCTTTCTCAGCCACAATAAACTTTCGTTTATTGCTTGGTACCCATCTTGTTTGTAATACTGTGAGAATCTATGAACATTTACTATGTTGTTGTAATAATAATGTAATTCTAATTTATTTGTTTTACTTTTATTTTCGCATTTGTATAATGGTTGTAAATTTGTCCAGTGAAAACATATTGAAATGTCGTTTTTATTGTTAAAATCAAATTTTGTAATTGGCAAAATGTGGTCGATTTGCCATAAATCACCATAATTGTCCCAATTCATGTTATTATCAAACCGAAACTCAATCCATTTTATTAATATATCATTTGAACAACCTAAAATATTTCCAAAACTTGTACCAATATTATTTAAAACCTTATACAACTTGCTTCTTAATGTTTCTCTAATTTTAAAACAATTATCAGTAAGTCGTCTTAATTTGACATTTTCTTTTCTAATTGGCAAATATTCTTTGTTTTTTATTTTGGCTTGTTCTTTTATTTCAGGCCGACTTCGATATTCTTTGCGTTGCTCATTAATTTTGTTAATATTTTTATCTCGATATATTTTATTTTTTTCACTTAACGATTCTTTGTTTTTTTGATAATATTCTTTTTGTTTTTCAGCAATTTTAACTTTGTTTTCTTCCCTATACTGTTTACGACAATCATTACAATCATATCTTAAACCATCGACCGCATTTTTTAACTTTCCAAAACATTCAAATTCTTTAATTTCTTTGCATTTACAACATTTTTTCATTTTTCCACTAATAGCACTTCTGATAGATTCTTTATATATTTTACAAACAGGAATTATGTCTTTACGAACTTCCCGCAATTTGGAGGTGTTGCCGCTTGTCAACACTACCTTAGTTATTTTAACTAAGGTGTTAATAGCAAGTGACTAGCATCTGGGGATGGCTAAAGCCATTGCGAGCCCCTAACAAATATTCCCCATCACAGTTCTCGCATGTAATGGGTTGGATGCTTTTCTGCCCTACAGATTTCAAGGCAATGAGAGGGAGGGCCAATCCAGGGTTGGTGTTGAACCAGAATTGGAGAGGAATGTAGAGGGTGGTCTCAGGGAGAGCTTTGCGAGGAGCGCAAACTTGTCCAGGTCCAGCAGAAGCAGAGCAGGGTCCGTTAATATCAGCGAAGGTGGGGTCAGTGATATAAGTAAGTTGAGTGGTGTGACCAATCATCTTGTAGTATCCTTTCTGTTGCTCAGAAGACATTGTGAGCTGGTTCCAGATGTGCATGAAATCACCATACTGTCTGTCGATTCTCTGTCCACCGATTTCAACCTCAACCTGAGCAATGAGTTGCTCACCGGGGAAATCGAGCCAACGGGCATAAACATTTTTTCCAGAAGCCGCCATCGACTGGTTAATCTCAGGGAGAGTAACCTGGACATAAGTACGGTAAGCAAGGTCACCGTTTCTGCTCATCACAGCAGACACACGTCTTCCGAAATCAGCCTGTCCATTGAAAGTTTGTTCGATGGACTCCATAGCGAAGTTGGTGTGTCTACGGTAAGAGATTTTCCAGTAGGTGATCTCTGGGTTACCAGTCAAAAAGGTGTCTTGAACACCATAAGCAACAATTTGCATCAATGCGCCTGCCATTTTTTATATATTGCTAAAAGATAATTTTTTTCTCTTTTTTGACCGACACCCCTTATTCAGTCTCTACATATCTTCAACATTTGATTGTTTTTTGTTATCCATATATTTCTCTACATCCCATGTAGAGAAATTATTATCATTATTTGTGAACATTTTGTCGCCATGTATAAAAATCAAAAATTACGGTAAAAGACTTTTTTTATTATTATGAAATAAGGGTTCTATCATTGGAATGAAATACGTTCCTCCAATAAATATGCTATACATAATTAAAGCATGTATAAGTGGTGTTGCGATAATTAGTCCACATATTCCAATAAATATTTTTGCGCTCATATAGAGATTATTTTCTTTATCAATATTATCATAATAATGCGTTTATTATTTATATTAGTATTTGCTTCTTTAATATTTAGTAGTGAATCGATAAATCACAATCATAATGTGTTTGATGAAATAGACAAAATATTATTTCATATAACCTCTTACAATTATCAAAATAGTTGGATACAATCTTATCCATACATTTCACAATCTTATCCATATGTTTCACAATCTTATCCATACGTTTCACAATCTTATCCAATACACTATTCCATGATGAAAACATATTCACAAACTATCCTTGCGCCAACCCTTGCGCCAACCATTGCGCCGACTCTCGCACCAACCCTTGCGCCGACTCTCGCCCCAACCCTCGCGCCCACCCCTGCACCAACCCTCGCGCCTACTCTCACGCCCACTATCGCACCAACCATTGCGCCAACCCTTGCGCCCACTATCGCGCCAACCCCTGCGCCAACCCTTGCGCCGACTCTCGCCCCAACCCTCGCGCCCACTATCGCGCCAAATTATAAAACTATATTATCATTTGATACAGAGATTTCAATGTCATATCCTTATATTGAATTTACGAATATTACAAAACAATCAATTCTTTACGCACAATCGAGAACAATGAATATTTCTCTCGATAATATAAAATACAAAGAGACAATATATAATAATCGTCGTCGACTTCAAATCCAATATAATTTATCATTTGTTTCCACCATTACAACAATTACAGAACAAAACGCATCTCTTCAATATCAAAATTATGTAAATCAATTAACACAATCATTCTCTCAAGGACAATTTCAACTGTTAGTGAATTCAATTTATTATCAATACAATATAACACCTGATTATGTGATACAGTCAATTACAGCATCACCTCCAATAATAACAATCATTAATCAACCGACAATATCCCCAACGGAAGAACCAAGGAAAGACAAATTAACTCCAAGTTTTGAAGGATGGAAAATAGCAGCAATTGTTATATTTTTATGTGTTGTTTATATTCTCTTGACATTAAATTATTATAAGCCATATTCAAAAATAATAAACATCCGAACCGCAATTCGTGATAGAATATTACATTTTATAGAAGAAGACCATGAAGGAGAGCGAGTTCCTGGAATAGAAAATGTAGAAAATCAAGAGGTCGCAAGGCCGACAACATTGTATCAAGCATTAATCAATCAGATAACGCCACATCAGACAGAAGAAATTCCAGAAATTCGAATTCGCGATTTTAATAGTGATGATGCGACTGAAATTTTGAATCAATTAGAAAATGGAAAAATTGAACAATCCTAAATTTATGAATACTGATTCCATAACAATATAGAAATTATTATGGGAAATCGATTTTGCTGTGTTGCCAAAAGGAATATTGAATCAATTGAAATTCCGGTTATTGATAAATTGCGTTCTCTCAAATATGATGAAATTCCATTATTCTCTTTTAAAAACTATAAGACTTATGGAAAAATAACAAGTGTGTATGATGGGGACACATTTACATTAGTATTCTTATATAATGGATTTCCGATGAAATATAAGTGTAGATGTTTAGGATATGATTCGCCGGAGATGAAGCCTGCATTGAAATCTCCAAATCGAGAACAAGAGATAACAGCGGCAAAAATTGCTCGTCAAAGATTTATCGAACTGACAAATGCGACGGAATTCATATATATCAAATTTCACGAGTTTGATAAATATGGAAGAATTTTAGTTGAAGTATATTTGGATGAAACGGATGAAGTATCGATAAATACTAAAATGATAGAGGAAGGACACGGATATAAATATGATGGTGGAAAAAAACAGGAATTCAATTTAAGTACATAATGGGTTGCGTTTATTATGAATATGAATGATATAAATATTAATTATAAATATTAATATATAATGAATTCGTCATTGGGATATTCTTTTTTGACAGATCCTAAACCAAAAAAAGTTTATGTAAGAGATTGTCCATATTGTGGTTCTGATCGTTCCGATGGAATGATTGATGCTCCTGGATTTAGTAGAACATGCAATCAGTGCAAACGCGAATTTCGCACAAAATTGGTTGAAACCTCGGAACAACAAAAATAATATATTTATATATTTTATATATTATGGGGAAAACAAAAACTCGAATTAAAAATAAGTCAACACGTAAAAAAAATAGTAAAAAAAGGGTGAATATAAGCAAAAAAAGGTTAACCCGACGGACTAAAAGCAAAACAAAAAGTCGTTCTAGAAGTAAAAGCAATAAACAAATGAGAGCGCATGTATTTACAAATAAAGAAGAATTGCAAGAAGCACTTAATCAATATTACGATTATCCGACAAAAATGATTAAAAAATATGGAAAAATCAACAAATGGGATGTTTCGCAAATTACTGATATGTCATATTTGTTTATGGAAACGAATTTTAATGAAGATATTAGCAATTGGAATGTATCGAATGTAACAGATATGAGTTATATGTTTTATAGTGCGACTAAATTCAATCAACCGATTGGCAGTTGGGATGTATCAAAAGTGACAAATATGGCAAAAATGCTTTCTAATGCGACCGATTTCAATCAACCAATTGGCAGTTGGAATGTGTCAAATGTAACAAATATGGAAGCGATGTTTTATGATGCGTCTAGTTTCAATCAACCGATTGGCAGTTGGAATGTATGGAATGTAACAAATATGGCAGAAATGTTTTATAATGCGAAAAATTTCAACCAACCGATAGGGCATGTCGATGTTGACAACCTTGGTTGGAATGTATGGAATGTAACAAATATGACTCATATGTTTCAGAATGCGACAAATTTCAATCAACCAATTGGCAGTTGGAATGTATCGACTGTAACAGATATGAGAGGAATGTTTTATAATGCGACAAATTTCAATCAACCGATTGGCAAATGGAATGTATCGAATGTAACAAATATGGCAGAAATGTTTTATAATGCGACCAATTTCAATCAACCGATTGGTGAATGGAATGTATCGAATGTGAAAGATATGACAGAAATGTTTTCTAATGCGACCAATTTCAATCAACCGATTGGTGAATGGAATGTATCGAATGTGAAAGATATGATTTATATGTTTTATAATGCGACAAATTTCGAACAACAAATAAATTGGGACATAACTAAGAAAAATTCTACATCAATGTTTCATGGTACGCGGGTTGAATCGATGAACGCTATAAAAACATCAATTGTAAATTCATACATAAATAAAAATATAAAGTTTAATAATAATGCCCTTAAAATTTACATAAAAAAATATATTGACCAAAAAGGAAAATTTAGCAATATTTTAAAATATGCATTGGAACTTAAAATAGACGATAAGAAGTTTCACAGAAAATTGATTAAAAATTTACTTGAAATTTCCCAATTAACAAATGAGGAAAAAAATAGCAAGATAAATGGTTGGTTATTAGTTGAATTGTATATAATGTTTTTTGGTATTGAAAAACCCAATGACGTTATATATGATGAATTAAAACCGGAAGGTTATGAAGACCATTCTCCAGAATCATATGAAGAAGATAATGGCACTGTTACAAAAAAAACACATAAAAATCGGTTTAAACCTGATTATAAAATTATTATTGATATGCATGGTGAATTAAGTTCAACTCGAACATCAGATATGTCTACGTTTCCATTTCGAACCCTGAAATTTCTCGTAAAGGAAGGTTGTATATTGAACACTTTTTTTAACATTTCTACCATTCAAAAAATATGTGAAGGTCGTCTTAACACATATAGTCATAAATTTGCAGAGAATAAGAAAATGAAAACAATGCACTTATCTATAGATTCAAATAAGGAAAGAGATTCCGAATTAGGAATTTTTATATGTAACCCGAGTGACCAAACAATCACAAAATTATTAAGTGTAGAAAATAAAAGGTTTGTTTTTGAGAAGAATAGCGGATTCAGGGCAACTCCAGAGGAAACGGATGACTTATTTGGTCCAATTGACAGATTGCCAAAAGGGTTTTATATGTATGGTACGACATTAGACACTACATTAAGTGATGTTATAAATTTTATCGTCAGCACACTAAAAAAACATTCGTCGAAAATACTTGGCAAAGAAAATATAAATTTTAAAAATTGTGACCTAATTGTATCAGCATGTAGAGGCATAGAAAATAATGATGATGATGAACATCAACACATTTATTTTACACCTCGCGCACGTAGTTATTTAAATGAGAATGACCTTATGTTAGAAGATGTTAATGAAGACACTTTGCCTGACGATTTTTTTGAAAATTAGCCTCTCTTTCATGATTTTATGATGTTGATATCTATATTCACTTCATTTAACATTTCTCTGGATACTTTAAAATCGTCTTCCCATTCTTCAATATTACATTTCATACAATTTTCAGGCACATATATTTTTTTAATTCCTGCTTGTATTAATGCTTTTGCGCAATTACTACAAGGAAATAATGTTACAATTGCAATCGAATTGTCTAGAGATACTCCACTTTTTGCCGCATTGCAAATCGCATTCATTTCCGCATGAGCCACATATTTATACTTTGTAGGCCGTTCCCACCGAGATTTCATATTATCATTCATATTTCTTGGGAATCCATTAATTCCAGTGGATAAAATACGTGAGAATTCGGAATCAAGTAATATAGCACCTACTTTTGTATGAGGGTCTTTGCTGAATAAGTCCGCATTTGTTCTAGCCAAAATCATATATTTGCTTGCTTTTTCTTCGTTATTTGAGAGCATTTTATTATTCAAATATAATGAATAATAAATAAATCCTTATACTAATTATCCAATTGTAGATAATAGAATATCAGGGCGACAACGATATGACAAATCTCTCAAAACATGCTGTCCAGTTTGCTTATGTCGCATTAAATACATTGGTGTTTTATCGAATACAGGCGAATCGACGGTTTCTTGAATCCATCGTTCAATATCATCATATAAATAAACTGTGATTTTTGCGTTTGATAATCCGATCGTATAATTTTTACGATTTACTCCTTGAATTGTTTTATATTGAGAACTTGACACCATTCCAGTTCCCCAAAAACGATAAGTATGGCATGTAGTATATTGTTCGGATGGTTCTATAATAAATTCATAATCTCCAAATAAATAACGTTCTTTTGCGTTTGTAATATCTTGTGAATGGGGTGTATATAACATTTTTTGAATATCTTTTGAAATGGGTGCGGGAGGCAATAATGAACGTCCTGGTTCACAATAGATAAGTGATTCACAATCCGATTCAGAATATTCTGATTCTGTATCCGACTCTTCTATTGCCATTTTTTGACGTTTATTGTCTGGCACATATTCATATTCAGAAATGTAAAATCTTGGCATTAGAATTTAATAACAAATAACACTATTGTTTTTGGTCTTGTATATTGTTCAATCAATTATGTTTTTATATCAATATAAAATATTACTAATTCCTTTATTAACCCAAGAATCATGTCTATCCATATATCAATTCATAATAAATTTTTCGTATACTTATTATCAAAATTTAATATTGCGAATGAAATTCCTGAAAACAATGAAAATCGTGAATCCGTTATTTTGGCATTGAAACGAGCGAAACTAATTGATAAACATAAATATTACAATCCCGAAACCATTGATTATTTATTTGTATTAGAGAGACTATATCTTTCAAAAATCGCATTAAATACTTATTATCCGGTGATAAGATGTTGGAGATTGTTAAGGAATTTCGTCTCTCGTATTAAAACAAAAAAACTTCGTATCCATGAAGTGGATACGGATTTAAGTCTACGTCCCTTAATAGAATATCCGATAACAGAAATTATAAATATTATAGAGACTGAATACGCATATCGTTTTACGATTTCCGATTTATTAAAAATTGTGAATAATTCTCTCCAACATCATGATTATTTGTTTCCGACACCGCAATTTCCTAAGAATCCTTATACAAATTTGCCATTTTCTAGAAGCAATCTCTATAATATTTATATTGCCTGTAAAAATACCGGTAAAATCATCTCTCCATTGTTTCATCAATTTATGTTATGTGATTTTGATATTCATCGATTTTCTATGTGCAATGACAACCAACTAAGAGATATTGCGATATCTCAGTATTTTATAGAAAATAAAAATAATACAAATGCGTTTCATATAGATGATGTTTATGCTATAATTGAATGGTATTGTAGGACAATGAATTATTCCATAGACCGGCATCATATTCATCCAGAATGTCCGAAAACAGAGATTATTGAAATTTTCATACCTTATCTAAAATTATACTATCAATATACATATTTAAATTCGATAACTTCAAAAGAAAGATTATTAGATAGTTTGATTCAGTTTTTTATTTATAATCCAAAATTTGGAAAGGCATATATGATTCCTTGTCCGAGACAAGAGTTCACAGAATATGGATATGATTTACGACATATGCCAATTTCAATCATGGACCATAATTATCGAATGATGCCCTTATACCGACAAATCCTTGAACAAACTTATGAATTCGCAGATGATTTTTTGGCATTGCCTCCCATTAAAAACGCAATTTATTTGAGTAATTATACTACATTTCATTCAACTTTGTTATCGAATACAGTAAATATTCAGCCAATCTCTATAGAATATAGTAGTGAATCTGATTCCGATTCCGATTACGAATCCGACGACAATGATGACAATGACAGCGAATAAAAATTATAATATTATTGTAAAAATATTATAATATGAATTATGATTTTTCTTGATTCATGTTCATTCGTTTGAAATCTTTATACGAGAGTTTGCCATTGTTTGATGGTTTTGGTACCTCTTTAATTTCGTTTATCTCTTTCAAATCTTCTTCGACAATTTCAAGAGATTCCGTGGTTTTGTCATCGAAATAACTCATTGTTCCATGAATAGACAATGTATTATCTCCAAACAACAATTCATTGGCTTTTGTTTTGGGAGGTGTTTGTAATATATTAAAATCAGCAACTTTTCCTAATCGTGTGAAAGAATTCGAATACAATCGCGCAGTTTTATTTTGATTTTCTTTTTTAACATTATCCATTTTTTTGTCCATTACTTTCGAAAACGCAGTTGAATTCATTGCGCTTGTTTTTTTATTAGAATCCACAAATACATTCGCACCATTTAATTCTTTTGCTTGTCGTTTTGTGCTTAATGCGTTATCTTCTTCTTTCAAGTATTCATTATACATTGAATTATTCGGATGCATAATCGTGTCTATGAAAAAATCTCGGCATCGATATATCACTACATACTTGATAGCAATATAGTTCAAAACATCATAGGGTACTGTGGATTCATCTGAATAATATTGAAATGAATTCGTATAAGGGTCAAAAAACATAATAATATTTTTGCCTCCAGCAATGGATAGTAATTCACTTGGATATTTTTCAATTAATACGCGTCTATGCCAACGCAATTCCCATTCATTGCCGATTTCCGTTAGTTTTTCTTTTCTTTCATTATAATTATACATAAATTCATCGATATTTTCATTTGCGGCATCATAGGATTGGTTTCTGAAAATATCCAAATATTTCTTATAATGTTTTTCTAGGATTTGAATGGTGGATACAATTTTTATAGGTTCAGGTAGAATTCCCAGATAATATTTACTCCACGCATATATCCATAATAAAAATCGAATAAAAAACAGTGTTATAGAATTTGTGGTTGTCGGTTTTCGTTGTTGTTGAAACATTAGATATAACTATTATTATACTTATATCTATATTTATATTCATATTTATTCAAAATAGTTTATGGAGAAGGACATAGTTTATACAAAATATATACATATTATAATATGAAAGGTGGTAGAATACCGGTTTATACAGACAATTTCTTCGCATTCAATGGCTCTCACAATGTTATTTTTAAAGAGAATTATATTTATAAAACACCTGTTCAAGATGCACCTACTATTGTTTTAGACAATCAAACATTTGATTATCGAGAAAGTCAACCGGGTGAAATCGAGTCTGCAAATGCGAATCATGAAAAAGAACAGACATATAATACAAATTTTAAAGATTGTGAGGTCTTAAAAAATGAAAATGCAGAGATAGTATTGGATTATATCAGTATATTTGATAAGTTAGAATCCGATTTTCAATTTATAAAAAAATATGGAAATTTAGGAATGGATTCTATTTTTAAACACATATTAAACTGTAAAGAATCAGATACAAAAGAACATTCAAAATTCATTGAGTCACTGAGTAAGATATTTAAAATCAGCAACCCAGAAGGACAACCTTATATTGTAGGAGGTTTAACCGGGAAATATAATTTATTTAGCAAATATTCATTTATTGATGAATTGAAAACATTGATAACGATATTGATGAGTGATGTAATTGATAGAAACCAAATAGAATCGATGTTGTTAGGAAATCGAATCCATGGAGGTATACCAAAAAAACAGCAAAAAAAAACATTTTATTCGGAGGATGATATTGGCATTAGACCAATAAATGCTATGTTAACGAATAGAACACGAAAATTATCACATCAGAGAAAAATCGAAGAGTACATAAAAGAATCACAAACGCAATATGAAAAAACTCATGAACATGACTCGAAACAAAACGCAAAGAACGCAAAAAAAACAGCAAAAAAAAGATTTTATTCGGAGGATGATATTGGTGTTATACCAATAAAAAATATATACACTAATAGAACCCGCAAATTACCACCTAAAATAGTAAAAAAATCACAAACACGATATGAAAATGAACAAAAATATGCCGCGATAAACAAAGAGAAACAAAACGCAAAGAACGCAAAGAAAACACAAAAAACAAAACAAGAATTGACACGTCAACAACAACGTTTTGTCAATATATGTGATTTTATGAAAGTTACGCATGTTTATACAGAGGCAAAAGAACCGACAGTTTTGGTTCCAGAATACAAAAAATTGCCGGAAAAAGAACAAAAACATATTGATGCAGAAATTGAGAAGATGTCATACGAAGAATATATAACAAATGCATATGAAAAACATATTCATGAAAAAACTGATTTGCGTGAATATGAACAATACATGGCCGCAGAAATCAAAGAAATCTTAGATTTAAAAACAACCGTATTTGATTATTTGAAAAAAACACCGTTGCAATTTAATTTGTTGAGTCGCACAGAACTACGATATAGAGATCCTAATATTGCCAAAGAAATCGGCATTGATTTGGGTTCTTTTATTCTTTTATATTACATTAAATTGCGATTCAATAAACCATCATTAGAAATGAATAATCGTGTTATTGGAATAGAGCCATTGTATTCATTGTATCCTATATCTAAAAAATTATTTATCGATACATTGATTGGTAAAGAAAATATTCCAATAATTCAAAATGTGGTCACTGGATTTAATATTCTTATTTATCCAAAGATAGAAAAATTTGGAGTTAAAAGTAGGTTTAGTGTTGTGACGGGTAAATATTCGGAATGTGCTGGGAGAGGCCTTTTTGAAATCGTCAAGTTTATTGCTCTAGGAGAAGACAATCAGTTTCATAGTGAATATTTTCCTGATAAAACATTAGATAGTGTAAAAGAATTGTTTATGAAATATAATACGTTTGAAAAAATGGGAATGAATGAGGCTGATGCGTTTTCAGAATTCATGGACATAATGAATGACAAAAAAGTATTCGAACTCAAGTATGTCCGTGACCTAAATGGTAACGAAAAAAATTATGAACTAGAGCCATTGGAGATGAATTCTTATTTAAATTATGTATTCAATGAAGCTATCAAATATAATAATAGTGAACCTGAAATAAAGCATCATTCTCCGGTAGAAATTAAAATAACATTTGACAAAAATGATATTATTTTAGAAAATCCTTATATTATATTAAAACTAGCAAATACATATGGACATACAGAAACAAGTTATAAAATAAAATCAGACAATAACATCAGTATGAAAAATGTGGAATTTGCAAATAATATGTATTTGAGATTTTTAGTTTTTAAGGATGTTAAAATTGGAACTCTCAATTCTAAAAAAATAACAAACATGCACAGCATGTTTAGTACGTCATCTAATTTGATAACCAATTTAAGTGATTTGGATGTATCAAATGTAAAAATAATGGCAAATATGTTTTCTGATTGTGCATGGTTGAATCAACCATTAAATTGGAATGTATCAAATGTGACAAATATGAGTTATATGTTTTCTGGTTGTAATAATTTTAATCAACTATTAAATTGGGATGTATCAAATGTAACAAATATGAGTTATATGTTTTCTGGTTGTGCCGAGTTTAATCAACCATTAAATTGGAATGTATCAAATGTAACAAATATGGGTTCTATGTTTTCTGGTTGTGAATTTTTCAATCAACCATTAAATTGGGATGTATCAAATGTAACAAATATGGGTTTTATGTTTTATGGTTGTGTCGATTTCAATCAACCATTAGGGCATGTAGATGACGCGAACCATGGTTGGAATGTATCAAATGTAACAAATATGAGTCATATGTTTTATCAATGTGAAAATTTCAATCAACCTTTGGATAATTGGAATGTATCAAATGTGACAAATATGGAGTTGATGTTTTCTAGTTGTGTAGAGTTCAATCAACCATTAAATAGTTGGAATGTATCAAATGTTACAAATATGAGTTATATGTTTGATAGTTGTGTCAAGTTTAATCAACCATTGAACTCATGGAATGTTTTTAACGTACAAAACCACGATGATATGTTTGATGACTGTCCAATTGAGCCGTCAAATATGCCGAATTTTAATAAGACGGGTGGTTATAAGTTCACGAAAAGAGCAAAACAACTACACAAATACACTCGACGATACCGTAAAAAGTAAATTTATCTAATTATTTGATAATTATATAAATTTTTTCATATGAATGCACGGGTTATGCGGAACACATAGTACATCCTTCTTGTTGGTCTTCTTGAACATAAGTTCGCTTCATTTTCTCAGGTTCAATAGTGAATTGTTGTGCCTTATGACGAGCACGACGTCTTAAATAATAAATCCCGGTTTTCAATCCTTTTTGCCAAGCATGGAAATGCATCGATGTGAGAGCCGCATAATTCGGGTCTTCCATCCATAAATTCAGACTTTGACTTTGACAGATAAATGCGCCTCTATCTGCTGCCATATCAATCACATGTCTCATTGGTATTTCCCAAACAGTCTTATATTTTTGTTTTAAATGTTCACTTAATCCTTCCAATTGTTGAACTGAACCTTGATTCGCAATAATATTATTCTTTACACGTTCTGTCCACATCCCACAATCCATTAAATCGCGCATTAAATATTTATTCGTCAATACAAATTCTCCCGCCAATGTTCTTCGACTATAAATATTACTTGTAAATGGTTCAAAACATTCATTATATCCCAAGATTTGAGAGGTTGAAGCAGTTGGCATCGGTGCCATCAACAGAGAATTACGCATTCCATAATTTTGAATATTCTCTTTTAATGCTTTCCAATCATATCTACCTGCTGTCGGTTCTACACCCCATAAATCAAATTGTAGTAATCCTTGAGAGGCAGGAGACTCTATAAATGTTTCATAAGCACCAGGATACATATTATACTCACCATCATTACACGCATATTGATTTGTCAAATCTCTCGCAATTTCATAACTTCTTTCTACTGCGCCATGATAAATTGTTTCGAAAATAAGACGATTTACTTCTCTCGCTTGTTCTGAATGAAAAGCAATATCCATTTTCATAAAAACATCGGCTAATCCTTGAACACCAATACCAATCGGTCGATGTCTCAAATTACTTCTCTTTGTTTTCTCTGTTGGATAAAAATTAATATCAATGACACGATTCAAATTATATGTTACTACTTTCGCAACTTCATGTAATTTCTCATAATCCATTTGTTTTGTTTCCTCATTCACAAAGGTTGGGAGAGCAATTGATGCCAAATTACACACCGCGGTTTCCATATTATCAGAGTACTGCATAATTTCACTACATTGTCCTGTTAAAATGCCATTAAAAATTCCCATATGACGTCTAGGTTCATTAAAGCAATAAGTATCACAATTTCTATTGTTATATTCAGTTTTTACTATTTTTACAAAATTTTTGTGTGCTATTTTTGGAAATGCGCCTGAAACTTTTAAGGTTTTTGGTGAAAACCCTAATTGACATAAT